AGATATGGGTAAGGATTACAGTGAACAATTACAAGAGGTAGGTCAAGCAAAATGTCTTGCAGACAATATGTATTTTGAGGCACGAAATCAAGGTACAGCTGGTATCATTGCAGTATCAAATGTGGTATTGAATAGAGTTGCAAGTGGTATGTACCCTAACACTGTATGTGAGGTAGTTAGACAAGGCCCACATAGAGAGAGTTGGAGAAAAGATGGAACATTTCACCCTGTCAGACATAGGTGTCAGTTTAGTTGGTATTGTGATGGTAAACCAGATAAACCTAGAAATATAAAACAGTATGATGAGATGTTTAGTTTTGCATTGATGATTATACAAGGTAAGATAAGTTTACTTGATATTACAGATGGTGCGTTGTGGTATCATGCAGATTATGTAAAACCATCTTGGGCAAGACATAAGAAGAGAACAACTGAGATAGGTGACCACATTTTTTATACAATTAAAGATGAGAAAGAGTAATGAATAAAAGACCTCACACAAAAACTACCCACAAACAAATTATTGATTGGGCAATGGATAATATTAATTCTAAAGATAGTATGTTTGGTGAAGAATGGAGTGATACTTTACAAAAATATGTTAAATGGGGTGAATGTGGATATGGTGTTGATGCATCTGAAATGGCTACTCATTGTTGGAGATGTGGACATGAAGAACCAGCACTTGAAAAATGTCATGTTATTCCATATGCTTTAGAGGGTAAAGATGAACCATCTAATTTTAGATTATTCTGTCATTCGTGTCATTTAGAACAACCAAATGTAAAAGATTATGAAGCAACAGATAAGTGGGTAAGAGAAACAAATGTTGGAACATATAATACTTTTTGGAAAATAAGAGAAATCCATTCTTCATTATATAATGAAGTTACAAATCATTGGGGAGAAAAACTCAATGATGCTACAAAAAAATGGTTAGTTGAAGAATTTAAAAAAAGAGTAAAGAAAAAATTTGGTTACATTGATGAAAGAATGACGAGGTGTTTAATAAAATGAATATATTCTATCTAAATGAGAGTGCTCAAATATCTGCACAAGAACAGTGTGATAAACACGTTTGTAAGATGGCTATAGAGTATTGTCAATTACTATCTACTACCCATAGAGTTTTAGATGGTGTAGATTATTATGATGAAACTAGAAATGGTAGAAGAATTAAAAGATGGTTGTTACCAGATGAAAGAGAAGTTTATCTGATGAAGGCCAGTCATGTCAATCACCCATCAAATATCTGGGCTAGAAAATGTGCAGAGAATTATGATTGGTTATTGGATATGTGGGTTAGCACTTGTTATGAGTTTGAATACAGATACGAGAAAAAACATAAGACACTAGAGAGATTAAAGTACTTGACAAACAGACCAAAGAATATTATAATCAATGGTAGTACGACTGAGATGCCTCAATGTATGCCAGACTATTGTAAAGTAAAAGACAATCCAATACAAGGTTACAAGTCTTACTATATAAACGAGAAGAACAAATTCGCAACTTGGAAGAAAAGACAGATTCCAAATTGGTATATTGAAGGATTAAATTATGGTTCTAAGAACAATGGACAAAGCATTGCGTGAATCTGTCAGACGCACTCCAGAACAAGAGATAAAAATGACAGCAACTTTAACAGTAGGTGAATTACAAATTATGCAAGAAGATATGAAACAATTAACAAAATCTTATTATGAATCTTTAACAAGGATAAAAGAGCTTGTAGAAGAAGTAGAGCAACTAAAGAATGAAGTTGAATCTTTGAAGGGTGATAAAGTTGAGTTACGAAGTATAAGAGGACACTAATGCCGACTTATATAATTACAGACACTAAGAAGAAAAAAACATTTGATGTGTTTTGTTCTTGGAATAGACTACAAGAGTTACTCAAAGAAAATACACATTGGGTCAAGGGTATCACTGCAGCTGCAATCGTGGGTGACCATGTCACTGCAAAAACTGATGGTGGTATGAAAGAAGTCTTTTCAAAGATTGCAGACAAACACCCTAATAGTGCTCTTGCAGATAGATATGGTGGTAGTAAAACAAATGCATCTGTTAAAGCAAAAACACTTGCAAAGAAACATGGTCTGGTAAAAGACGGTGGACAAAATTTAAGTAAGAGATTTAAGAAGAATAAAACAACAGGACTGTTTTAATATAAATAGACTGTGTATCGTCAATTGTTGCGTGTACACAACATAGTGGTAGGGAGAAATCTCTACCACAGTTATATTATTAAGGATTAGATAATGCCAAAGAAAAAAAAAGAAATAAGTTCAAGTAATTTAATAAAAGTAAAACCAATTACAGAAGGTCAAAAGACTGTTTTTGAAACTTGGAAACAAGGAAAGAATCAGTTTCTCTTTGGTTGTGCTGGAACAGGTAAAACTTTTGTATCATTATATCTTGCATTACAAGATGTGATGAACTTACAAACAAAATATGATAAAGTTATATTGGTGCGTTCATTAATACCAACAAGAGAGATAGGTTTCTTGCCTGGCGATGAGGAAGATAAAGCTGCACTGTATCAAGTACCATATCAAAATATGGTTAAGTTTATGTTCGAACAACCTAACGAACAATCATTTAATATGTTGTATGATAAATTGAAAAATCAAGGTAGCTTGTATTTTTTATCAACATCATTTTTAAGAGGTCTAACTTTTGATAACTCAATCATAATAGTTGATGAGTGTCAAAACTTAAACTTTCACGAGTTAGATACCATCACTACAAGGGTAGGTCAAGATTCTAAAATAATATATTGTGGTGATTTTAGTCAAACAGATTTATTAAAACAAAACGAAAGAAATGGATTGCATGACTTCCTTAGAATATTAGAAGAGATGCAAGAGTTCAACTGTGTTGAGTTCAATATAGGCGACATAGTTCGTTCTGGATTTGTAAGAAACTATTTAATCCAGAAAACAAAACTAGGTATGGGAATGGAATAATGGATATAGAAAAACTTAGAAAACAATTAGAAATTGACGAAGGAGTCAAATATGAAATTTACAATGACCATCTTGGTCTTGCTACATTTGGGATTGGTCATTTGGTTATACCGAGTGATAAGGAACATGGAGAACCGATTGGGACAGTCATATCCGAAGAAAGAGTCAAGGAATGTTTCGATAAAGACGTACAATCAGTATTAAGAGATTGCACTTTATTATATAAAGACTTTGATGAACTACCAGAAGAAGTACAACAGATTGTTGCAAACATGATGTTCAATATGGGTTATGGTAGATTATCTAAATTCAAAGGAATGAAACGAGGCGTTGATGCAAAAGATTGGAACAAGGCTGCAGATGAGATGATTGACAGTCGTTGGTATAAACAAGTTACAAATAGGGCTCAAAGATTAGTTGACAGAATGAGAAACGTCTGATACAATATATTACATTATGACATTTAAACATTTAGAAGTAAAACTTCCTAAAGTTATACAAAGAAACAAAGCATTACCTAGTGGTGGTCGTGGATACGAAACACCAGATGGAAAGTTGTATCCATCAGTTACCACAGTATTATCCATAAGAAATAAAGAAGGTATATTCGAATGGAGAAAGAGAGTAGGTAATGATGTTGCAAACTATATTATGAGAACAGCTGCATCAAGAGGAACTGCTGTACATAAAATGTGTGAGGATTATCTAAACAATCAACATCTTTCTTGGCCTGATGAGTTTGCGAAACATAAGACAAATAACTTTCTTGCATGGTCTATGTTTGTTCAGATGAGAGATATACTTGGTAATGTAGATAATATTAGGTGTCTTGAGAGTAGCCTATATAGTGATGAACTAAAACTTGCTGGACAAGTTGATTGTATCGCAGAGTATAAGGGTAAGTTATCTATCATAGATTTCAAAACATCTACCAAAGAAAAGAAAGAAGAATGGATTGAAAACTATTATATACAGACTTGTGCCTATGCACAGATGTTTGAAGAGAGGACAGGACAAGAAATAAATCAACTTGTCATATTAATAGTTACACAAGATGGTACTGTACAAGAGTTTGTAAAAGACAAGAAAGAATATCTACCATTACTTGACAGTGCATTAAAAGATTGGTATAGTAAAAACCAATAGGAGATATTATGAGTGATTTTTTAAAAGATATTATTAAGACAACTGGAAATGAATATGCAGCTTTAGTTGCAGACGGAGTAGAGGCTGGTGATGTAGATAGTTTTATTGACACAGGTTCATATGTGTTTAACGCATTGTTATCTGGTTCAATACATGGTGGATTACCAGCAAACAAAATAACTGCATTAGCTGGTGAGAGTGCAACAGGTAAGACATTCTTTCTAATGGGTATTGTTAAAAACTTCTTAGATGCAAATCCAAAGAGTGGTGTTGTATACTTTGAAAGTGAAAGTGCAATTACAAAACAGATGGTGATTGATAGAGGTATAGACCCAGAGAGAATGGTTATCGTTCCAGTTACAACGGTTCAAGAGTTTAGAACACAGTCATTAAGAATATTAGATAGATATATGCAAGAAGATGTAAATGTTAGAAGACCTTTATTCTTATGTTTAGATTCGTTAGGTATGTTATCTACAACTAAAGAAGTAGAAGATACAGCAGACGGTAAAGAAACAAGAGATATGACTAGAGCTCAAGTATTGAAGGCTGCATTCAGAGTGTTGACTTTGAAACTTGGTAAAGCAAAAGTTCCTATGGTTGTA